TTTTAATTTTGGTGTTTTTTTCATTATTAAAAACATTAAAATAAGTTTTATGTATTCAATGGAAATTATTGGAATGTTATTTTCATAATCATATTCTTCATTTTTAAATATATATTTACCAATATCATTATTATATTCTATATCACTTTCATATTCTGTTTTATAAATTATATTAGATTTTTTATATAATTCATCTTCTTTTTCAAAATTTATTATTAAATTTCCACAATTAAATTTATTATTATCAATAATATTATCATTAAAATTATCTATTTTATCAGTTTTATCTTTATAAAATTGAATTTTTTTTAAATCAAATCTATCCACATTATTATCACTATAAAGTTTATTAAAATTAATGTCTTTTAATAAAATTTGAGAGGATATTTTAAAAACAGTTATACCATTGTATTTACTGTATATTTCATCAAAAAAACTTGAACCATTAAATATATTTTCATTTTTTAAAATTTGAAATTTATTAGTAGAAAAATCAATATCATGTTCATCATCAAATATATCATAATTACTCTTCTTAATTAAATATTTTAATGAAATAGATTTATTAAATTTTTTAATAACATTATCTATTTTATCAATTAATCTTATACATTCACGGTATATTTTATTAAATTGTTCTTTTGATACTTTTTCAGAGTAATTAGTAACTAAATTATTAACATATTTACTTTGTTCTTCCATTAATTTATCATAATCTGTAAAATCATCATTTAATAGTTGTTTAATTTCTAAAAATTTTGTTTGTATTTCATTCATTACATTATCTTTAATATAATTAATAAATTTATCATATTCTTCTTTTAGGTTTATAATAACATTTATTATACTTTCATATAAATCTAAACAATACATAGAATTAAATAATTCATAACCAATATTATTTTCTATTTGTTTAATTTTATTAATAATTTCTTCAATTAAAAATCCAGATGTAAATTTAAATTTAAAATTATTGAAATCAGTTATACCAAATTTATTTCTTTTTTTATTTAATTTATTATCTATAAAATAAATAAAACTATTATCATCTATATAATCATATATTTTATTTTTATTTTCATTAGTTTTTAATATATTTGTATTTATAATATCATATTCTTCTGGTTCATAAATATTAATAAAATCTTGATAAGAAATATCACCCTTAGTATTTAAATAATATTCTGGCTTTTCTTGATAATATTTTAATTTTTCTCTTTTCTCTTTTTTATTTTTTTTATCATTATTATCATTTTTTAAATTATAATCATTATAAATATAATTAGAATTAATTTTTTCAAAATAATCAGCATCTTTATCACCTTTATCAAATTTTTTTAATTCTTCTACTATTTTTTCTTTAATTTTTTGATAATTATCAAATAATTTTCTATATTTTGAAAAATAAAATGATGGATTATCTTCAAATTTTCTTTTATCAGCTTCTCTTCTTAAATAATCATTAATTCTTAAATAATTCATCATAAAATCATAATTAATTTTTTTGAAAATATATGAATAATCTTTTTTTAAATATTTTAATAATTCAATAAATGTATTAATATCATTAATTAAATTATCAGGATTATTATCTTTATCTTTTAAATTTTTTAAATTTAATGTAGTATCTTTATTATTAGTAATTAAATATTCTAAATTAGTTGGACCTCTTCCTGGAGTAATAACCAAATCATTATATAATTTTTTAAAATCAATATGATGATATAAATAAGTAATCATTTTATAAAAATTACCATAATATTTTTTTGGACTTAGACGAATATCAATATCACTAAGAATAGTAATGACATTTAATTGATTATCATCTTTTTTATTATCAAACATATCAACTAAATTTGTATCAATAGTTTCATAAATATATTTATAAACAAAAACTAAAGATAATGGGTCATCAAAATATTTATGTCTAAATTGTTCTCCAGCTTCTAATAAGTTATTACGATTTGTATTAAAATCAGTAATAGCTTTAAAATTTTCTTTTTCATTAAAACTATATTCTTCTTTTAATTTAGACTTAAAAGTTTCTTCAATAATATTTTCTTTAATATTTTCTATATTATCAATTTTATATTTATCAAATTTATTTAATAAGTTTTTTTGTGCTTCATTTAATATTTGAATAAATTCTGGGTCTTTTGATATTTCTTCAACATTTTTTTTAATTAATGTATCATCACCATCTTTAATAAATAATTTTTTTTTAATTAATAATTGTTTAATTTTATCTTGTGTATCATTAATAATACTTGTGAATTCATCAATATGATAAAATTTATTACGATTAATTAAAGTTTCAAAATTTGTAAATAAATTTTTATATTTATTAACATCTTTACAATGATTATGAATAGATGAAATTAATAATTTTTCAAAATTAATTTCTTTTTGTTTATATTTATTTTGTTTATTAGAAATAAAATTTTTAGGTTGGTAATAATCATTATCTTTACAATCATAAGTTAATTTTTGGAATAAATAATGAATAGGTAGATTACCAAAACTATCATATTGTTTTTCAATACTTCTATTAAAACCATTATCAATTAAGTATCTAATAACTGTATAATATTGTTTTTTACAAGCAATATGAAGTGGTGTTTCAATAGATTTTACAGTAGAGGATGTTGGAGTTAAATTAGAGAAATTTTTAAATTTTTTAAATAATAATATAATTTCAGTTTCTGTTAAATTATCATTACTAATAATAGCATTAATTATTGAACCATCCTCTGTTTTAAATGATAAATCAATATTTTCATAATCTTGTTTTTCTAATTCATTATAATCACTTGTTTGAAATTTAGAATATAAAGTTTTATATTTTTCTTGATTTATACTATTTAGTGTTTGTTGATTACTTATAGGTCCCATATGTGGAACACTTGGCATAGTAGGTTTTGGTTGAAAAGAATTTCTCTTCTGCATTTATAAAATTAAGATATATAATAATTATTATATATAAAACAAAATTTATAATAATTAAACTATAAATATAATAAAAAAATAATTAGAGTATTTGTAATTTATTTACAATTAGAACAGTTGTAATTAACATCCATATTACTCATTGGTGTTCTTGTCATTCTATAGTCGGGGAATTGAGGACATTTAAGAGAATTAGGAAGAACATCGGTTTGAAAAAGAGAATTAGCTTTTTGCATTTCTTGTGAAAAAGTTCTTGGATCTTGTCTTAAAGGATATTGATGGACGCAAGCATTATTAAAACAACTGTAATTTTGTCTTAAATAAAGCCATTCACTATCTATTAAAGTATTTCCATTAGTTTGTAAAAAAAGACGGTAATCATCATCTCTTACAATACCATTCATATATTTAATATATTCATTATTCATAGAACTGGATTTGAAATTAGATAAATCTCGTCCATAGCTTCTTGCAGGACAATTAGTATAATAGTTATCACCCATATATTATATAAATTATAAATATTTTTTTATAATTTATAATTCTTATATTGTTATTTAATAATAATAAAAATTGATTATTAAATAACAATAATTAAATAAATATATAAAAAATGAATAATAAAGTTGAAAATGAAATTAATTTAATTGAATATAAATTTAAAGAATTATCATTTAATAGTGATGAAATTTTATTTGAAGAATTAAAACCTTGTTATATTGATAATAATAATAAAATTATATATTCCATACAAATTCCTTGTAATAAATTATTTATATGTAAAAAAATATTAATTAAAAATGAAACAGATATAAATAAATTATCAAATAAATCTGGATTATATTGGATAGTTTCAAATGAACCAATAAATCATTGTTTTAATTCAGGAAATAAAATTCCAGAAAATATAAATAATGAAAATAAAATAATTTACAATGGTACAACTTGTAATATAAAAACAAGAATAAAAGAACATATATTAAGAAATGATGAAAAAGGTGGAAATGGAACACAATCTGGAATATCAATAGATATTATAGATGATTGTTTTATAAATAAAAAAGTTTCACATATAAAATGTTTATATGGTAAAAATAAAAAAATTCCAAAATATTTAAAAGATAATGAAGTTAAAAAAATAAATAATAAAAGTGATATTATAAATAATATTTCTTTTTCAAATAATGAAAAAGAAATAATTAAAAAAAATGATATTATTTATTTTAAAAATGGAATAAATATTTTTTCAAATAAACATAAAAATTATAATTGGATAATTTATTATTTAGAAATAGATAATCATAATATTCGTGATTATATTGAAATTGAATGGAGAAAAAAATATGGAATACCTATTTTATGTTCTTATTCAATTGGTCGTTAATTATATTTATCAAAATAAAGTTTAACAAGATCTGCCTTACCAATAGAATTTTGTCTTGCAGTATTTAAACTAATTGAATAATCTAATTCTTTAAACCTTTTAATTAATAATTCTTTATTTATATTAGATTTAATCCAATGATAACTTTTTGGTCTTAATTTATCTAAATCATTTTCAAAAATATCTCCACATTTACCACCATATGCTCTTAAAGCAAAATCAATATTTTTAGGTGGTGTTGGTTGTCCTTTATTATCTTTTGGTCCAAATGGAATAAAAATCCAATCTTTATGATTAACATCAAGAATTATTTTCTGTCTCAAATTATCTTTTTTTATCCATATTTGAAAACAACATTTTACAGACATTTTAGGTTCAAAACTACAAGGTTTAATAGGTATATCAATATCTGTTATTAAATGAAAATTTAAATTTAAATTATTTTGAACACTTATTCTTCTAAATGTTTTTGGAATAATAAAAGCTATAACATTAGACCATTTTGATGAATGGTTAAAAAATTTAATTGCTAATGACGATACTTTTCCAAATGGTGGATTTCCAATTGTTAATATATTTTTAAATTTTTTATCTGGATTATATTTTAAAAAATCTTTTTTTATTATTTTATTATTTTCAGGTTCTATATCAATACCTAATATATTATTATGTTTAATTTGTTCATAAAAACTTCCATCACCTGCACTTGGTTCTATAATTAAATCAAATTTATCTAAATTAAATTTTTGATTAACTAAGTCAATACAAATTTTAGAAATATTTCGTTTTGTATAAAATTTATCCAAACCATCTTTTCTTACAATTTTAATATTTTTATTAGTTTCCATTTTAATATCTTTATTAGTTTCCATTTTAATAATATTATATTATTAAAATATAATAAATCAATTTTTTTTTATTCACCATCAAAAGCAAAATTTTCTTCATTTTTATCTTGGTTTGATAAAATAATTTCATTTATATTATTTGAATTATCTTTATTTTCAGAAGAAGATGAGGAACTTGATAAAGATGAAGAATTATTATCAATATTTAAATTAATTGATTCAACAATATTTTCACTTTGAATATTATTTTCTTTTGGACTCATAAATAAATTATTATTATTTTCATTCAGAATATTATTTTGATTTTCAGCCTTTTCAAAACAATTTTCAGTAATTGGTGAAATATCATTATTATTAGTATTTTCTTCAATTAAATCTGTTTTGCTTATAATTCTTTGTTTATTAAACATGCTCATTTCATTCATTTTATTATTAATATCATAAACTTTGGTTAATCTGTCATATAAAATCTTATTATTAGTATTATTCTTTTCTTCAATTTCCTCTAATTTTTCAACAATATTTTCAATTTCATTTCTAATATTTTTTTCTATAGTTTTTGTAGTTCTAATATTATCAATTACTGCGGTATATACATAATATCCAATTCCAATAACAATTAATATAATAAAAATTGTTGTATAATCCAACATATAAAAATTGTTTATAATTTAATATTTTTTTTTATACGCTTTACATCAAATATTTTTTTTATAATATTTAATTTTTGTATTTTTTGGAAAATTAAATTCAAATTCATTATTATCTTTTATTGCTTTAATTACAAAATTTTTAACATTATTAACATCACAAATATTTATAATAGTTGAATGTTTTAATAATTTATTTTGTTTATTTTTTAAAATATTTTTGGAAAAATTCTTATCTCTTAATTTCATGTTTTATACATTAAGAAAGAATTAAATTATCTTATTATTCCTTTTATTTATATTTTGATAATTTTAATATATTAACATCTACAAGACCATTTAATGGCGGTATAATAGATTGTTTAACATTATTTATATGACGTGACATATTTCTAATAAATTTTTAAATATAATTTAAATTTCAATTTTTATACACTTTACATTAAAATTTAATATTTGGATTATTATACGAAATTATATATTCTAACATTCTTATCAATTGAGCTGAATATGACCATTCATTATCATACCAAATAATTAATTTAAATTTTCCATCACCATAATCTATAGATGCTTTTAAATCTATAATACAAGGTGTAGTAGTTGTAATAAAATCACTACTAACTAAATTAGCTTCATTTATATCATATACTATTCCAAATAATTTATTTTCACATATTAAATTTTTAATATCATCTAATCTAATATTTTTATTGCATAAATTAACATTCAAATCTATTAAAGAACAATTAGAAACTGGAACTCTAATACAAGTTCCATGAATTTTATCTTTCATATTTGGCATAACATTAATAATAGAAGAGCTTGCACCTGTTTTATATGGAATAATATTATTAAATACTGTTCTATTTATTCTACTTGGTGATTTTAATGTATCAGTTGTATATTGTGAAGCAGTTGTAGAATGAATTGTTGTAAAATTAGACCATTTTATTTTATAACAATCATCTAATAATTTTAATACAGGTGCTAAACCATTTGTAGTGCAAGAAGAACCTGAAATAACTTTTTCACCTTTGTAATTATGATTATTTACACCATAAATAAATGTTTTTGTATCATCTTTAGGAGGAGCTGACATTATAACAAAATTAGTTTTATGTTCTAAACATTTTTCACGAGTTAAATAAGCACCTGTAGTATCAATAACATAATCACAATTCCATTCTAACTCTTTAGCATCCCTATTAGATAATAATTTGATATTTTGATTATCAATAGTTAATATATTATTATCAACACTCAATTTTCTTTTTTTTATATGATGGACGCTATCATAATTTATATATTCATCCAGATTATCAACAAATAATCTTGGAACATTCATTGTTTTAATTTTAATATGTTTATTATCTATCAATTGATGAAATACACATTTACCAATTCTACCAAATCCATTTATACCAATATTCAACATTTTATAATAATATAATTTTATAAAATTAATTTTGATTATACCAATTTAAAAAAAATTGATTTTTTAATAGTTTGATATAATTATTATGTTTATAATTATCTAAAATGACAAGAACTAAACAAACCGCAAGAAAATCTGTTGGTAATAAACCTATCAGAAAATTAAACAATTTAGATATTAAAGTTAAAAGAGGACCTGGAAGACCTCCTAAAGAATTAAATGTTATAGTTAAAAGAGGACCTGGAAGACCTCCTAAAGAATTTAATGGTATAGTTAAAAAAAAACCTGGAAGACCTCCTAAAGAATTTAATGGTATAGTTAAAAGAGGACCTGGAAGACCTCCTAAAGAATTAAATGGTATAGTTAAAAGAGGACCTGGAAGACCTCCTAAAGAATTAAATGGTATAGTTAAAAGAGGACCTGGAAGACCACCTAAAGAATTAAATGATATAGTTAAAAGAGGACCTGGAAGACCCCCTAAAGAATTAAATGGTATAGTTAAAAGAGGACCTGGAAGACCTCCTAAAGAATTAAAAATACCTAAAGAGAATTCAATTATTAATAACAATTTAAATAAATCATTTGATAATAATGAAAATAAAAATATTTGCAATAATATATTTACTTTAGAAATTATTAAAATAAGAAATAATAATAATTTTTTTGTTGGAGTATTAGATTCGGTAGAATATAATACTTCTAATTCTTTAATGAAATATGGAATTAAAAAAAACCAAATTTTTCTTGTTGAAGAAAATGATTATGTTTATAATAGTCATATACAAAATGATTTTAAAACATATAATGGTTCATTAGATAAATTTGTAGAAAGTAATATAAAGTTTAATAAGGATTGTTTAGGATGGTATTTTGATACTTGTAATTCTATTAGTACACAAGAACAAGGAATATTAAATATTATCCGTGATTTAAATTTAATTCCTGGTTCAATTTTGGGGTTTACTTTTGATAAAAGAGGTAGAGCAGGTTCCATTCATAAAACAAATATTGTTAACTTTCAAAATGATTTAGAAAAAATAATTAATTTTGAAAAAATATATGAATTAGAATATTCGGGAGATAAGTTTGGAGAATATCAAAAAAATGCGAGTAATATGCATACATTTTTTATCAAAGTAATTATAAAATAGATTCAATAATATATTTTGTTTCAACAATTTTTTTATTATTAACGGTTGAATTAAATTTGACAAATTTAATTTTTTTATTATCAATTTTATTATGAATATAATTTGTAGATATATTTTCATTTTTTAATAAATCATATATTCTCATATCAAAAGGACAATTATTTTCAAATAAAAATTGTATGCAATTATAATTATTATTTAAAAGAGTATTATAAAAAATATTTTCATTTCCACGATAAGATTTTGAATACATAAATTCTAATATTTCAATATTATTATATCTTATAATATTATTAGCATCAGTATGATTAAAAATATAATTATTTTGATAAAAAAATTTAATTCCTGAAGTAAAATTAGTTTTAATCAAATCATCATATTTTATATTTATATTATTTAGTTTAATATATTTAAATATTTTATTAGATTTTTTTTGTTTAATAATTTCTTTAAGTTGTTCATATTCTAAATAAATATTTTTAAATTTATTTTTATAATGTTCTAATGTTTTATATTTTTCATTAATTAATGTTAATAATAATATCTTCTTATAATCTTTTAAAATTAAGTAATTAATAATTTTAATTATAAAATCATCATCTTTTATTTTAAATAAGTGTAAAATAAAATATTCATTATCTTTAATTAAATCAATTAGTTCTAAATTTTCTGTTAATAAAATTATATCAATAATATAATTATTAATATATTTAACATTTATATTTTTTATATAATCAAAAATATAAGGAACTATTTTTGTTTTATTTTTACTTTTGTTAAATTCTTTAAAAAATATATCCCTTGTTTTATTATTGTAAATATAATTATTATTACCAATTTTATATATATTCAAAACATAATTAAAGTCATTTTTATCAAAAATTTTATTAAATTCATATTCAAATATTTTAAAAGCACAATTACCCACAATAATTGATTTATTAAATAATACTTTTTTAAAACCTAATTTATTATAATTTTTATATAAAAATATATCATCCGATTTTATTATATTATATAATAAATCTTTATTTATTGAAAAATATAAATTTGATATTCCAGTAATAACTGTCATAATAAAAAATTTTTCAATAATTTCATCAAATACATATTTTTTTTTATTATTATTAACAAATAAAAATATTTCATAATAAGGTATTTCTTCATCTTCAATTAACCAAAAATTTAATGTATCTAATAAATTTTCTAAATCACTTAAATTATTTAACTCAAAATTATCTTTTAAAAATCTATCTTCAATAAAAATTTCTTCATTATCATCTTCTTGATTTTCAAGAAATGAACTATATAAAGGAGAATTTTGTAAATAATTAGGTATATCTTCTAATTTCATATTCTTTAATATTTATTTTATAAAATATTTATTAATTATTTTATAAAAATTGAAAAAATAAATATATTTATGAATAATTAAATAATCATAAATATGTTCTTTACAAAACACTATTTAAATATTAAAGAAGGTGATGAATTTTATAATAATAAAGAATTGATAAATAATTTTATTGATAAATATATGAACTATTATCAAACAAATAAAAAAGAAGATTTAGAAAAAGCTGTAATATATTCAAAATATTATTTTTATTACAAATTAAAAAATTGTATTTATGATGATGAAATTATGGATATAATTATGAAAGTTAATAATTAATCAAAAAGAATTAATTCAATTTCTTCTTCATTATTTTTATATTTTAATACTTTATCTAATAAATTATCAATATGTAAAGATTTTTTTTTATTTTCTTTTTCTAATTGAGAAATAATTTTTTTTTGTTCTTCAATAATTTTTTTATTGTTTTCATTTTCAAT